TTGCTGGCCGCTTTAACAGGGCGCATGTAATCCACTTTACGAGCAACGAACGTGCAGGCTTTTTCACTCGTTACGTTATCGATGGAGAAACCGGAACCTTCATTCAGAATTTCCACGCCATAAATAACAAGCGTTGCCTTCTGGCCGTACTCGTTTGCAAACGAAATTGTCACATCAAAGGGTGGAATCTCATCTGCATACTGGATTTCAGCCTTTTCAGCTACGTTGCGGGTAATCTGGTCAGCGCTCTTAGAAGCAACACCAGAAACGCCATTAGTAGCGCGGGCCGTCATCTTGGAATCCCAGTCTTCAAGAGTCATGGCTTCCATGTTCAGCTCTTTGCCGATACGCTGGAAGGACTCTTCCTGCTCTACATGCTCTTTCAGGCCAGTAATCAGAGCATCACGGTCAAAAATCGTGAATCAGTTTTGTTATCGTAAGGTTTTTTATCCTTACTTCTGCATCATTACAATGCAGCTCGGCGTACCTATTCGCAGTAAATTTTGATGGCTATCTGCGACGCGGACTCTTGGAGATATTATATCTTTTCAATCTCTACGCTCTGCCCCTGACTATGGTTCCCATAGCCTTCGGTTCGGGTTGCGGTTACGAACCGCTTTCCCGCTTAATTCCGCGTTAATAATCTATATTTTACATAGCCTTAAAACATAGACGGCAATTGTGAAACATATCGTATTTTTCGCTGTCAAGCAGCTATCTGTTCCGCAATATTTACCATCGTACCGGCAATGCCGCGCTTGCCGCGGGAGAAAGAACGAGGCTCAGCAGAACCCATCGTGTACAGAGGCGCTTTCTCTCTTTGTAACGAATAAGTTATAGCCTGGAGTTCCCCAATGACGGTTCCGCCGAAAGTACAAACGATGTCACAACCAGAGAAGCTGGTATAAGTCTTAGTATATTCAGTAGCGACAGTACCTGCCATGTGAATATCACTCCTATTATTTTATATAAGAAGGGCGGGGCTGCCGCCCTTCCTGTTGGTTAATTAGCCTACGTTTACGTCAACCGTATCGAGCTCATCTTTGATGGAGATGTGGTTGCGGATTTCGCGAATCTCGTAGACGGGGACGATGTTGTAGTTGATGTCGATGTAGCTGAACTTCATCATCTTCGGGTCGACAATCAGCTGGAACTGATACTGCTCAATCAGAGTGCCCTTAATTTTCTCAAGGCGGCTCTTAATAGCGGTATTCAGTGAGTTACGGTTCGTAACGTGGTTCGGCTTGCCGATGAACGGGTCACAGGCAGCGCGGATAAGGTCTTCAACAGCACCCATGACACGCCATGCGGCCAGACGACGGAATGCGGAGTCGACCGGAGCCATAGTTGTGCCATCCGTTACCACGATGCCCTTTGTGAAGGACTTCTTGAAGGTGACGATACCGATCTTGGTTAGCGTGGCCAGCTGCGATGGCGTCAGCAAGAATGTTGTTTCTTCAATGGCAATCGGCTGGGCGGTAGAGGACTGGTCAAGCGGCAGCTGGGAAACCATGCCCGCGTAGCTTGAGCCACCCGTGGACAGGTAGCGGTAGTTCTCGCCTTCCATGCTTACCATGTGCTGACCAAATACAACAGATACGTTGCGGCCGATAGCATACGGCAGGGTCTGACGGTCAAGCAGGTTGCGACCGTAGTTATTCTTTGCGTACAGGTCGAACTTAACCTTGGACAGCTTAGCAACACGGCTTGCGATAGCACCGAGGCTTACGTCCGTCTGACGTTCGCAACCAATGAAGCCATGGGTCGGAGTCGTTTTCAGTTCGGTGTAGGTGCAGTGCTGTGCGAGCTGGCGAGCAAAGTTATCCGTAGTACGGTACGGAATATAGCGGTTGAAGTCATAACCGATGGTGCGGTCTTCACCCATAGCCGTAACCGTGTTAAGGCCAGGTACAGAAGAAGCTGTTCCAATCTCAGTCATGGCGTCTTCAACCATGTAGTCGCGGAACTGCGCCCCCGTATCAGTCAAAGCTGCTTCGAACAGTTTGCTGAGAACAGGATGAGCATTAATAGCGTCGACAAGTTCACCGACGGTCATGCTAGCGAATGCATCGGAATTGACAATAACGTGGTTATCAACGAATGGCAGGTTCTGGCCATTAACGACAAGCAGAGCTGCGTTTTCGTCTTTGATATCACCAAGCATGGTGTTAAGGTCACCTAGCGGCTTGAGAACATCAGTTGCGAGCGGCTGGAACACAAATACGGTGTCAATAGCTTCGCCCAGCACATATTCCTTGGTCATGAACAGACCGCCCGGAGTGCTTACCGGAGTGTATTCGATTTCGTAAGTCGTGCCTGCAACGAGGGAGCCTTCGAAAATCTTGTTGCCAACGATAAAATGCTTGCCGATATAGCTAACGCCATGAACGACGTCAACGCCACCAGCAATGTTCACGCGATGCAGTGTGCCAATGCCCGTGGAAGTGTTCATTACCATTACCTGAGTGCCAGGAGCAACATCAGCAATGTCGGTAACTTTGTCTACATGCGGAATAATGGGGAATACTTCATCCGTATAAACATCATCAAGCGTGTCGGAGACAGCATCCGTAATATCGTTGAAGATAATGTCGTACTTGCGGACTGCAGTGCGGTCAGACTCATCAACCTTAGCAGTCAAGGTGATGGTGTCCTTCAAGACAGGGAAGGAGCCTGCAACCGTAGTCTCGAAGTCTTTTGCGCGAGGCAGCTTGCTGGAAATCTTGGTATCAGCATGAGCATTAGTCACTACGCGATACTTGATTTCAGCATCTTCAAGAACGCCGTAGATACCATCAAGGATGGGGACGATGCGGTTCTGGTCTTCCATTGGAGCCTCGATAATGCGGGGCGGCAGTTTCGTGCCATCGGCTTTCGTGCCACGATCAACAGCTTTTGCAGTGATTGCAAAGCCGTTACCCAGACGCTTATAAGTCTCGAACGTGGAGAGCTGAGTCTCTTCGTAGTCAACCGCATCAGGGATGAATGCGCGGTCTACGAGGCCGGCGGTTTCCAGGAAGTCCCAAGGTTTAACCATCGTAATGCCAACGTCCAGCATGTCTGCCGTGAAGTTCTTACGCTCGGATGCCTTAAAATAAATCGGATACTGCTGAGTTACGTCCGTGTTGTATTCGAGAACGCGGAAGAACTCGTGGTCGAAGTTGCTATACGGAGTGGAAGCGGCACCTTTGGCGATAACTACCTTCGTGTTCGTAACTTCTGCGCAAGCAGAGTCATCACGACCGATGAAATATACGCCAGGGAACAGTGCGCCTAGAGACAGAGCGTAAGCTTCCGTGGAGTCAGTTACTTCAACGCCGTTTTCGTCAACGATGGACAGCTCCAGTACGTTGTTAGCGGGGTCTTCGTTGAAGATGCGGATAGCATCGACTAGGTTTGAATCGCGGTTCATGCCGTGATCCATTGCCAGGGCCGTTTCGATTTTCATAACGGCGTTGGCGCTCGTTACTTCGCCGCGACGCTTCTCAAGAATGGTGGCGCGGGATGCCGGCTTATACAACGTGAAGGCTTCGTTACCAAGCGTGTTGTCGTAACGAACAAAAACCTGCTTGCCGTTGTTGGATGGATAGCGAGATTCTACGCGAAGCTTGAAACCATTGTCGATTGCCAGCTTGAAGTCTTTGTGCAGGCTCTTACCACCAACACGGCAAGCATAGATGGTACGGCAGCCTCTATCCCAAGCATCCTGAATGTTTGCAACCAGGGTGGCTTCACGACGCTTAACGGAGTCGTAGCTCTTGCCAAACACGTAGCGGGCATGTTCGGGGCTGTAAACCGGAACAACCAGACCAGTTGGGCCGTCGAATGCGGTGCCGATAACTACAACGGAATCGGTAGAGCCGAACTGAGAAGTGTCATAAGACGCAGCTCGGTCATTAGCGACATCCATGTAGACGCCAGGCAGGTTGTCTTCGGTACTAAAAACAGTACTCATTTTATTTCCTCCTATATTTGGATTACCTATTTAATCAATGAAGACATCTTCAATGTCAGACAGAAATTCTGTGAAGAGCTTTTCAACTTCCACATAGTACTGAAGGGTGCGGATTGATAAACTCTGACGGAACGGGTCAAGATTCTTGTCTGTAAAATGTTTTTCAAACAAGATTTCAGCGACGCCGTTCTTTTTGAAGTAAGCCGTGTAATTGAAAATTAGGCTCTCAAAATTATTCATTACCTTGTTAGCAGTTCTATAGTCACTAGCGAGGATATTAAATTGCACAATACATTTAAATTTTTGTCCCCAGATACGTCCCTGGCGTCGACTTCCGTCGTCCATAGTTATCTCAATAATGTCTTCACGGGAACGAGGTTTTCTCTCGGTCTTTGGCTCACGAATCAGAACTTCATAGAAGATATATGGGTGGTCAATGGGCTTTGAGGAGTCAAGAATAGGGCGGGCTCCCTCATCCGGAGAAAACTCCACTTTTTTCTTTTTCATGGTTTTGCTTACCAGCTTGCCAATCATTTCCATGAACTCTTCAAGCGTGGCTGCTTTTTGAGCGGTAGTAGGAGGAGCAAACGGTTTGCGTGTGTCATAATTAACGGGAAGAATATGGTTTTCCGCGTCTGATTTTCGTTTGAGAAGTTCCTCAAAATTGTCTGTGCTCATATCAAATGTTTACCCCTTTTTCGACATGACATCTTTCCAAGCAATTCACTGGCCAAACATCAAAAACAGCTTTCATGGTTACTGTTCCTTTATGGTGAATATTCTTATAGGCTTTTACGGAAAGAATTTGATATTTATAGATGACGTAACCGGTCAGCTGGGCAAGATAAGCGTCAAGCTTCCGCTCGAATCGCATACGCTGATATTCCGAATAGTTCTTCCCGCAGAATTCAGAGAAGTCCAGCTCTCTTTTAATCATTTTTACAATTCTGCTAATAGAGATAATCTTCTCAGGTTGTCTTTCTAAGAAATTGACCATATTTTCTATGGAAGAACTTCCGTCGGAGTGATTGCGGAAGTAGGCCCAGTTGCCAGAAGTGTCGAAAGTATCTATGTCAAAAATGGCCTTGCCGAATGCAAACGCTGGATACTCTGGAACATCAGCAACGCATAGTGCAGCTGCAGCAAGAACATTGGCCATATCTGTCTTTAAGAGGTTGTTAGCCACAAAGCAGATATTTTCCATGTTCATGCCGGCTCCGCATGACGCTGTAAAGAGTCTTTCGGCTGCATCCATATCATCTATGAAGGAGTCTAAATCCTCATAAAGAGAGGCGTGCTTGTCTGTGGCCATAATGACGGACTCACTATTGTCTTCGCTAATCAAAGAAAGCAGGTAGGCAACGAGCGATATCTTAGCCCCATCTTTTGAAAAGTCTGTAAAGGTATCGCTCATGTAAATGCTTACGGGAACAATGTATGTAAAATCTTCTTGTCTTATGACCTCTTTTACGTCAAAATAGTCATAAGAGTTTTTGAGGTTCATGAGGAAGATATATTCTGCGCCCATGTCTTGAGCAATCTTAAAAGCTCTCGACAGATCGGACTCGCCATACTTCTCAAGGACTTCATCATAGTCCGTTTCGTAGGACACGTTCTTGAGGGAATAATTGGTAGCACCTTTTCCGACAAGGAGCAGGTTTGCGTGCTTGTCGACAAGGACTTCCATAGGTACATCAGGCACTGTATCCGGCTCCTTTCAGTGTTTCTTTTAGGCTCTTTATGATGGTTGCACGATTGCTCTTAACTGGAGCGGTATCGTACTTGTAATAAATAGGGTCAGAATGGTCGGAACGCATGGGGTAGTAGTTCTGAATTACGTCCAGGAACTCGCCATCGAGAATCATATCTCCTTCCGACACTTTCACATTCTGGAGTGTGTAGTAAACACCGATGATATTTAATTCACCCATGGCCAGCCCCTCACCACGCATGGATGCATCAATACTCTGATGAGCGGCATTCATGCGGCGGAGGATGACTTTCTTACCGGTGCCAAAACATTTCTTGCAGTCCGGTTTTGCCTGATGCGTCGTAAAGTCAACACATGTGCAATCGGTGGATTCGTCTTTGATAACGAACCATACAGGGTATGACCATTTCTTAACGGCCTTCTTAATTCCGTCGTCAAATCTATCCATAGGCTATTAGCTCCATTGCGGCGGAGTACGGGAAATATCGTTGAGGATGGTATCAACCGTAATCTGCTGTACGTCAGAGTTAGAGGACGATTTAAGACCAATACGGGTAGCTTTCGGAGGCACACGGCCTTCGTTGTAATACCCGCGAATAGCATCCTGCCATTTCTTAAGGTCGTCCTGTAGAAGGCGAATCATGTTCTTAAAGGCGTTGGAGTTGGTGCTATCTTCAAGCGATGCGTCGCCCAAACGGTAAACGCCGCCGCCAGTCATGGTTTTATTCATGCAAGCGCGGGTCATGCAATCCAGAGTAGCCCTGGTTCTTACAAACTGTTCTACCTCAAACGGAACAGGCTTGCCTTTCTTTACCGCAGTACCGCCAGCAATAAAGTCAGCCTCACGGGAAGCAGTACGGATATAAGAAAGCAGGTTGGCTTCGGGAACGCCGAAGGAGTCGACCAAAGCTTGTAGGCTATTAAGAGTGCAATACAAAGGAGTGATTGCCGTGACTATCGTAAAGACTTTCTCAGGGAGAGTCTTCGAACCGTCAGCGCTCTTAACGCCCTTAATGCGAATAGTATATTTTGAGTTATCGAGAATACCGCCGGTAGGTGTGATTTCGAGAATGTTACCGACGGCAGCAGTTGTCACCACTAGCTTGTCCATATCAAAAATCACTCCTGTAAGCAGAAATCTCTATGTCGGTTATATCTATGCCTTCACCAAAGGCAATGGCAAAAGAACCAGAAGTAGGAGTGACACCGTTGGTCGGTTCCTCGCTAATAGTCAGTTCTTCTACATCAATAATGATGGTCGGCCCGTCAAAATCAATCTCTGGTGATGTATCTGATTCGGCTGGTGCTTCTGTCGGTTCTTCCTCGGCTGGCGCTGCACTAGGTTCTTCTGCAGGAGCGTCCGTTTTTGGCACATACATGAAAGTCTTTGTGTCAGACCAGCATCCATATTCATCACCTTTAACAGCTCGGCCCCGGACATAATACTGCCCCTCAGGCAGAGCGGGGAGCTCTATGGAGTTGCTGCCGGTAACCGTAGTTTCATAGGCGATATTGTAAAAGGCATTCTCTTTGGCTACCTGCCACTGAAAAGAGCCTGTCAGCGTGTCGCCAACTTCCTGCCACTCAAGCTTAATAGCGTCTATCTTCTCGAAGTCGGCAGGCCGGAGTAGTTCTACGCGGGAAACTACTTCGCTCATGAACTGGAAGGTGCGCATAAATGCGGTTTCAAGTCTGTCTCCCACGATGGACTCAATCCCAGGCTGGATGAGTAATGTGTAATCATGTCCCGGTTGCGGGTCGTTTCTGAGTTTTAACTGGATGATTTCTTCATCGATTTCTGCTTCAAACAGTTCGATGGTGTTGGTGGTCTTGTCTAATAGAATGACATTTGAGCTGTCCACAGTGTCTTCATCAACATCCAGAGAGCACTCTACAAAGATGCTCTTTTTGAGAAGACTGGCTGAAACAGCTACAATGGAAAAGTGCATTTCAGCCATTATGTCACCTCATTACTCAGCAGCTTTTTCTGCTTCTTCCTTTTTGGCTTTCTTGGAAGTCTTCTTCGGAGCCTTCTGGGGTTCCGAAGCGACAGCTTCCTCTGCAGGAGTCTCTACAGTTTCTTCCTTCTTGGCTTTCTTAGCCTTGGTTGCCGGCTTTTCTTTTACTTCCTCAGCCTTAACTTCGGCGGCCTTGATTTCCTCAGTAGCAGCTTTCACTTCTGCCACGGTTTCTTTCGGCTTGGCGACGACAATAGAAGGAGCAGCCTCATCATTCTTCGTGAGTACGAATCTGCTACCGTCACGAACAAACTTGAAAGGCGGCACTTCTGCGCCCAGAGAGCCAGACACAAGACGAAGGCGGCCGGACTTTACACTGCGACGGAGCTGTGTGCAATTCGTACCAGCTTCCACTGCTTCGGACGGATGGCCGATAGTCAGATGAATACGGCTGAGTTCGTCATAATAGCCAACTTCACCAGGGCTAAGCTGAACAACTGCGATAGTATTTTTACTCATGGAATTTTCTCCTTTGTTAAAAGTCCGATGTCGGACTCAGATGATTTAGATAAAAATAAGGCGGCTCGTAGAGAGCCGCCTCTATGCTAATTAAGCACCGGTAGTCGGAGCAGCAGCCGGGAAGGCAGCCTGAATGTTGACCGTCGGGGGAACCGGATAGGTCGGAGCAACTGCGAGGTTGCGTGCAACCGTGATACCGCGACCATTGTTGAGGATACCAACGCCATAGCGTTCCTTAACCTTCAACAGGCGGATGTCTCTCTCAGGATCTGTCCAGTTTTCCGTGCTAAGGCCTTCTTTTTCAACGATGACGCCGACATTGGAGCGGTCGAGGCAGTACATGTCGAACTTCTTATTGACCTTATCGAAGTTAACGAACGGTGAGAAGTTAATCGTCAGAGGCATCGGCAGACGGTTCTGTACCTGCTCAGGACGCATGATGAGTTTCTGCGGGCCTTCTTCTGCAGCAAGACCAGCAAAGCCCGGAGTGCCCTGCGTTGCGCCCCACGGATGTACCTGGTTAGCACCGAAAGCGCCGTAGGTCATGCCGTTACCAATCATGGAGTTACGAGCGAAGATTACCCAAGTCAGCGGATGCATGATGATATCCGTTGGAGTCATGTCATTGCCCATTAGAGCAAGAACGAGATCGAGGAAGTCTTCTACGCTCAGCGTATCATTGAAGCTACCATCAGCAGCGCGGCCGGTCGTACCAGCTTCGGGCAACTGCTCACGAAGGTTGTTGTCGAAGAGAACGTGACCGTGGTTAGAGAAGGACTTGAAGCACCATTCTTCCTTGAAGCGGCCCATTGCCTGACCCATCTTACGAACATTGATGCCGTAGATATCCCAGCTGGAGTCGGAGATTGCTTCTTCCGTAATGGACACTTTAAGACCGATTTTCTTAACACGGACTTCCAGCGTGCCATTTTCCAGCGTATTGAAGTCTACGCTATCTTCGTTGTAACGGCCGCCCTCGGATACTTCGCTAGCATGGAGCTCACCGACAACAGGGATAACATATACAGATGAAGTGCCGCCTTCTACGTGAACAGTGTTCATGAAGCGAGTAGCGAGCAGTTCCGGCTCAGCAGCTTCACGGAGCTGACCTTCGATAACTTTCGGAATCAGCTTAATCGTATCCGTGGACATCAGGGATTCCTGGATGCTCGTACGGCCTGCACTGAAGTCACCATAGATATTGCGAACCATTTTTTCCATCAGGTCAAAAGTTGAGGAAGCAACCTTCGGCTTCACAGAACCTTCTTTGCCCTCGGCAAATGCCTTTTCCTGGGCCTTAGCCGCATCCTGCAGCTTCTTAATATTGGCAAGAGTTTCTGCCATGTTCATAGACATAGAGTGTGTCCTCCTAGTTAAATCGATAATATGGATAAGGCAGGGGAGAGGCTGTGCTCTCCCTCAACGCCCCTAATTACTTCGTCATCAGAATCTTAACGGAGCCGCAGATGCCGTCCCAATCCATGAAAGTCGGAACGCCTACGAGGCCGCGTTTCTGATACTTGAACTTAACAACTGCGCCATCTGCATGCTCAGCGAGGAATGTGTCAGCCTTTGCTTTGTCGACAACTTCGACAACAACAATGCCCTGCAGTTCGGATGCATACTTGATGCGGAATGCGTCGTGCAGAACAGCACCTTCTACGCAGTTCGTGAAAGCTTCGTCGCCAATAGCAATCTGCAGCGAACCTGCTTCAACATCAACATCCAGCGTGCGGAAGAACTGTTCAACATAGTCCTTGCTAGTAGCATGGATAACACCTGCTTTGTGCGGTTCAACATTACGAACAACAGCGTTCTTACCATCGGTCAGACCAGGGATACCCATTTCGCCAAGACGGAATTCAGGGTTCATGCGCGGGTCGTAGTTGTCTTTGCGACCAGTGGAAGCAAGCATATGCAGGTCGTGGTTCAGGTAGTTTTTGTCGTACGGATAGCCAGGATATTCGCCCTTGCTGTTGAACGGAGAGCTATTAACAGCATCTTCGCCACGGCGGTTGTTCTGGCGATACAGAGCCGGATTGAAACCTTCAAAGTTCAGCTTGTCTTCCAGAGCCCACTCTGCCCAACGAGCAGCACCTTCAGGAATGAGTTCCTTGTTGGTGGAGTAAATCTGGCCAACTACCTGCTGACGTTCGATTTCGATTTCAGCCGGAGTCATGGAAGCGATAGCAGCTTCAGAGGACAGCGGGGACAAGGTGAAACGGCCGTTTTCGTCAGACTTAACGAGGTCGCCAACTTTGAATACGCCGTATGCGCTACCCCAAGGATTCTGCTCTGCTTTATCTTTATAAGCAAACCAAGGCAGTTCAATCATGGAATCCGTGAGAATCGGGCCAGGCATGATGCCGTTAAATGCGTCAGCATCACGGGTGTATTCGTTACGCTGAATTACGCCCAGAGGAATGTTACCAGGACGAACGTCAATAACTTCTTCGCCGTCAGCAATAATCTTGCCCGTTTCAGCGCTTACAGTGTAGTTTGCATCAGCAAGCTGAGCAGCAGCGCCGTAGAATTCAGCAACCACACCAGACTCGGCAACTGCTTTAGCGAACGGACGATAGCAACCATCAGCATAAGCTTCTTCCATGCCGCGAACCGGCGTCCAGTCTTTGCCTACGTTGTGGAGCTGTTTGCCCTGAGCTTCAGTGGAAACCAGAGCCGTAGCAGAACCGCCAGAGTTCTTGTAGAGGTCGCCAGTCTTACGCAGACGAACCGGAACACCGCCGTTAGCAAGCGTCATCGTGTTGAACTGCTTCTGGGATTCGAAGTCTACGAGATCCATGTGCGGGTCAGCGGCTACCAGACGGCCTTTCGGAACCACAATCTGGTTGAAGCCAAAGTCAAAGCCATATTTGAAAAGAACCGGCAGACGATAGTCGAACTCATACTTAATGTTCGGTACGTCGTGCTGGGATACGTTCATGAAGTTCTGTGTGCGATTGATGCGGTCAGCACCATCACGATAGCCAGGCAGGTTAGCCTGGAAAATTTCACCGCGAGCGCCCGGCTGGAGGCGTTCCTGTGCGGAAAGAGAATTCGGTTGTAATGCCATTGTTATTTAGTCCTCCTATTACTTGTGGAAAGAAACCATGCCTGAGAGCAACTGGCTGAGGCCAGCTTCCAGGTCAATCTTTTCGTTCTCATTGCTTTCGGTTACCTGTACGCCACCAGCATGTTCTTCTTCGCTTTCCTGAAGAGTGGGGTCTTTCACAGAGCCAGCTTCGGGCGTTGTTTCTGCCTGATGACTTGCTTCGGTGGACGTCATTTCTTCCTTGAGATCCATGATTGCGTCATTGAGAGAGTCCTCAGAACGATTTTTAATTGTCTCAACGTCAAGTTCTTTCTTGCCGGCCGCCTTGCGGAGTGCCTGCATCGTTTCAACCAGACTGTTCTTGAGAGCAACCTTGGTTTCTTCCAGAGAAGACTCCAAACCCTCTTTAAGAGCTGCTTCGTCTTTTGCCTGCTGTTCGAGAGTTGCTTTTGCTTCTGTGAGTTCAGCTACTTGCTTCTCAAGTGCAGATTTTGCTTCGGTAAGCTCAGTTACGGTTTTTTCGGAAGCCTTCTGTGCTTCGGTAAGCTCAGACACCGTGGCTTCGAGAGTCGTAATCTTAGCTTTAGCCTCAGTCAATTCTTTCTGAATTTCTTCTGCTGCCATTTGCTTTTGTTCTCCTTTTTTGATTGAGTTGTCGAGGCTTTCAGTTATCTGAGTTTTTTCTCCCGACTTTGTTGTAGCCGCGTATATCTTGCGGTTCTTCGCATAGACATCACTCGGTACAATCACATAGCTTAATTCTTTGGCTTCCATGCTGTGAATGTCCCAGTAGCATGTTTCGCCGTTATATGTAACACCGCGTTCGTGTTCGCATACTTCGCCGCCTGCCAACTGCTGGCCGCAAATGCTGCATCGAACGTCATGTGCAATTACCCCGATAGACACTGTACTCTCTGTACCATTACGGATTTCGTTCTTGGCTTCTTCGTCAGGAACATTAACCGTGAAGAGGAGAGCAGGGGTGCCGGAGAATGTGTCTCTGGTTATGTAATCAGCTTTGATTACGCGGCCCATTATCTTCCCATTCTTTTCATTGTGATGCTTGATAAGAGGGCGATTATACGGCTTAGTCCAGGAAGGAACACTATTCTTCAAGCCCTTGGGCATGTATCTTGTGAAATTGCGTGTTGCATGCGGAAAAGCATGGATGCCTTCAACATCAACATTGATGGAATTCGGGTCGATGGGTAACTGGGAGCTACCGCTTTCCGTAACCTCAAGACCAACGCCAAGATTCTCATCTTCTACAATGCTGGTCGAAATGCCATGGTTGTCGCCACAAAATTCTTGTATAAACATTGCCATTTCGCTACATCACCTCCTGCTCTAGTTATTGATTGTCAGATTGCATGTACAGTATGCGTGAAATGGAGGTATATCCTCTAGGGCGAAGTTTGATGTGTCGATAATCGACTCGCGTGACTTTTTATCGTCGCTTTTGCCGAAGTCGACATAAACTTTCTTAATCCCTAGCTGTTCGCAAGTTTTTGCGTAAGCATAAGTGTAGGACTTGGCTACGATATGCTCTGCAAGGAAACGCAATCTGTACTCAAGAGCGTCGAATACCGCTTCTTTTTCGTGACGGCTTTCAGCGTTTTCGAGACGTCGCTTCAAATCCTTGAAAAGACCTTTAGTAACGCGGTCAATTTCATCATTGATGAGTACTAGGGTTAGCTTCTTAAGAGAAACATCCTTTTGCTTACTGTCTTTCAGCGCTTTTTTGATTCCCAACTGGGCCTCATCCATCGTGTACTCTTTTAGAGTTTTTATGATGCCATCTCTGCCGAGAGGAAGGATTGTTGCGGCTTTTGCGTTCCGCTCACATACATCATTACGCATTGTAGAATACCTTTTGTAGACTTTTGAGAAATTTTTTTTGTACAAATCGATATTTTTTTTCGTAATGGTAGGGGCAGCGGACCCTGTTCTTTTTTTTATATAAGCAGAACCTGTGCCATGTTGGTTCTTAGGTTGCATGGTGTTTTTTACCGTACCAAAGTTATCTTTAGGCTTTGCATTCTGGCCAGGGCTATTAGCACTACCGGTTGGACTTGCGGCAGCCTTAGCTTGAAGAACCTGAACCTGCTCTGGAATCTTAACCATGTTGACGAACAGCCTGGTTTCATCCACATTGTCGGCACGCAGACCAATTCGCTGACGCATTTCCTCGAATGTGATGGTGTTGCCTTGAAACTGGTTAAGTGCGTGGGTTTCCATCTTGACGCGGGTTTCGTTGTTGATTTCATTGAATTGGAACTCAATGATGTCCGGCTCATTCATGATGGGGTTATAGCCGCCTTCCAGGAGAAGTTCATTGAATACCATTTCGCGCATAAAGATGGAGAATCGACTCTGGATGTACTTAACGGTATCATGCACCTGTTCTTCCATGGAGTCGGCATCCTGTTTGCTGCCGCCGCG